AGTAATGTTTTTGGTATTAGCACACCTGGCCGACCGTATGCAGATGATCCGGCTAATAATCGCGAAGCATATCTTGCCAAACAAAAAGCCGGAACCTTAACTGAAGACGATTATCGTTTTTCAACTCGTGTAGGCGGCCACACGTTTGTCATGGATGACGGTGCTGTAACGGGTGAAAATCAATTAGTAAGATTGCGTACTGCTGGTGGTCATCAGATAATGATGAATGACACTGCGACTGACAATACTTTGTATATCTCGCATAGTGATGGTACAAGCTGGGTCGAATTAACTAAAGACGGTGCGGTCAATATCTATACAAATAATGGGTTTAATGTAAGAAGTGAAGGGTCTATTAATTTACATTCAGACAATAATATAAACCTTAATGCCGCTAATAAAATAAACATGAAATCAGGCAGTAAATTTCAAATTGACTGTGGTAGTTTTAACATGTTGTCTACTGGAGTAGTTACTGTTGGAGCGAACGGTACTATAGGACTACAAAGTGATTCACCTGTTAACATCGACGCCGCAAGTATATCAATGAAGGCAGCCGGAGATATTGCTCACACTGGTGAATTGATAAAACAAAACAGCGGCGGCGCACAGTCAGTTAATAAGCCAAAAGAAATACAAATTAATAATTTGTCGGATGTGGTACTTAATTCAACAGTTGGCTTATATACCAGCACCGGTAGTTTATCTTCGATAGTCACAGTTGCTCCTACGCACGAACCATATAGACGAAGTGCGCCATTGCCGTTTGCAGCGGCAGAATCAATTGGACAACAACCTGCTGAAACATATACAGGTAAGACTGATGCAACTAAAACAGCCGCCGGCATAGGAGTTAAAAATCCAGCCACCGAAGTTGATCTACGAAATCAACCTACCACTGACTGTTCAATTGGCGGTCTAACTTCTGCACAAATGACAGCGTACTATGCAGTTATAGGTAAAAGCGAAAGCGGATCTCCCGGACGTGGTGGACAAGCAAACGGTGAAAGCGGATATCGATGTATCAATAGTATCGGGTTCGTGGGGAAATATCAATTTGGATATCCTGCATTACAGGATGCCAAACATGTTAAAATGTCCTGCGGTAGTAATGCACAGTTACGCAACCCAAATAACTGGATTGGCAAAGACGGCATTGATAGCTTAGAAAAATTCCTAAACAGTCCAGCCATACAAGAAGCTGAGATGTGTGCTTATACCAAACGCAACTACAAAACATTATGTAATATTGGTACTGTGACTAAAGATACTCCTCTCGAAGATGTAGCGGGATTATTAGCAGTAAGTCACCTACTAGGCGCTGGCGGTGCTAAACAATGGCGCGGCGGTAGTGGTAAAACAGATGCTTTTGGTACTACCGGCGACAATTATTTTGCCAAAGGCAAATATGCTGTTGCAGTACTAGGACCAAAAATGGCCACACTAGATCAACCAATTAAATCCACATAACCCTAGGATAAATATTATTATGGCTATTTTATATAAAGGTTTCTCAACAGTAGGCAGAAATAAAAAGTTTCGTCTAACTGACTTTGAGTTAATTAAACAAGATTTAATCAATCACTTTCAAATCCGCAAAGGTGAGAAGCTGATGAATCCTAATTTTGGCACTATTATATGGAACGTCTTATATGATCCGTTTACTCCTGAACTTAAAAGTGCTATCATAGCCGACATTAAAGCAATTGCTGCCTATGACCCACGTGTGTCGATCGATAATGTTATTGTTACTGAGTATGAAACAGGCATTCAAATCGAACTTGAACTACGCTATCTACAGACAAATCAAACAAATCTAATGAATCTAAGATTCAACAATCAAAGCAGAACACTTACCGCAAACTAATAAACTACGTACTTTTTTCCTTAAATAAATACATTATAACAGGAAATTAGTATGGCTATTACCACAAGACAAACCGGTTTATTAGTTGCTGAAGATTGGACTCGCGTCTATCAAACTTTCCGCAATGCAGACTTCCAAAGCTACGATTATGAAACACTTCGTAAGTCGATGATTGATTATTTGCGCTTATACTATCCGGAAGATTTCAATGACTTTATTGAATCAAGTGAGTTCATTGCTCTAATAGATTTAATTGCATTCTTAGGACAAAGTCTAGCATTCCGCGGCGATTTAAATGCTCGTGAAAACTTTATGGACACTGCACAACGTCGTGACAGTATTCTTAAACTTGCTAAACTAATTTCTTATAATCCTAAACGTAATATTCCTGCTAGCGGACTTTTAAAAGTTGACAGTGTAAGTACAACTGAAACTGTCTACGACAGTAACGGTATTAATTTATCCGGTTTAGTAATTTCGTGGGCAGACTCAGCCAATGACAATTGGTACGAGCAATTTACCGCGGTGATCAATGCAGGATTAATGTCAGCTCAATCTATAGGTAAACCTAGCAACAGTCAATTGATTAATGGTATAATCAATGACGAATATCAGATAAATTTAGTATCAAGCATCATTGCAACCTACAGTTTTACAACTAAAATTGAAGGCACAACTACTAAGTTTGAAATGACTAGCCCAACAAGTGCCGGTAAAACTTATATATACGAAAGTGCACCTCGTCAAAATCAACCATTTAATTTACTTTACAAAAATGATAACTTGGGCAATACCAGTGCAAATACTGGATTCTTTACCTACTTCAAACAGGGCGAATTAAAATCACTTGATTTTACATTCCAAGAAAGTACACCAAATCGTGTGTATAGTGTCAATGTTGACAATATCAATAACACTGATATATGGTTATACAGTTTAAATGCACAGGGCTTGCCAAATGCCTTATGGACACAGGTTCCAGCAGTAAACAACACCAATGTTATCTATAATAAAAGTACTAATAAATCTATATTCCAAGTCAACACTAGAGCCAGTGATCAAATTGATCTAGTATTTGGTGATGGTGCCTTTGCTAACATTCCACAGGGCAATTATAGACTGTACTACCGTGTGAGTAATGGTGCTGATTATAAAATCACCCCAGATGAAATGCAGGGAATAGTTGTACCAGTTAATTATACAAGCCGTAGTGGCAGAGTTGAAACCTTGACTATTCGTGCTAGCCTGCGCTACACTGTGGCTAATGCTAGCTCACGTGAATCGCTGGAAGAAATACGTCAGAAAGCACCTCAACAATACTATACACAAGATCGTATGGTAACAGGCGAAGATTACAACATCTTACCTTACACATTGTTCAGTAACATACTTAAAGTTAAAGCAGTTAACCGTACAAGTTCTGGTATTAGTCGTTACTTAGATGTTATTGATACAACTGGAAAATATTCAAGTACTAACATCTTTGCAGATGACGGTGTATTATATCGTGATCCGTTTGTAGGTACGTTTTCCTTTGATTATAACACAAAGAATGATATTTACAAAGCAATCTATAACAAAGTGAAACCCGTGGCGTCAGCACAAGAAACACTACATTTTTTCTATAGTAAATATCCTACTATCGTTATCAGTGACACACAGTGGCATTATTCAACAACAGTGGCCAACGGATCGACTGGTTATCTAGTTAATGCATCAGACATCATATTACAAGTTGGTGATGTAGTTGCTAATAATAACAAATACATAAAACAAAGTTCTATAATTAAATTCTCAGCAGGCACTGGCAACTATTTTGATTCACGAAATACTATTGTATATAATGATACTCCGAGCAAGCCAGGCGACAAATATTTTATATATGCATCAGTTCAACAGATTGTTGGTGATGGAACCAATGGGGGCCTGGGTAATTTAGCCAATGGCTCTGGTCCGATTATCCTGGGCGAACAAGTGCCCGATGGTGCTATAGCTGTTGCAGTATATGCGGTGTTAAATACTGAATTTTCAACTGCGCTAGTGGATAGCATAGTAGGTTATGTACAGTCATATCAAGATTTTGGTCTGCGTTATGATATTGACACTACATCATGGAAATTAATATTACCTAGTAATTTAAACACAGGTGATTTTAGTCTAACTGATGCAGGAAATACCAGTGGCGCCGCTTTAGATGCTAGTTGGTTGATCCGTTTTAAAACAGTAGGACAAACTTACACTGTGCTATATCGTGGACTTAATTATGTATTTGAAAGTGTAAAAGAAACTAATTTCTACTTTGACAATACAGTTAAAGTGTTTGACCCTAAAACAGGTCTTACTGTACATGATAACATTAAAGTATTAAAGGTAAACGCCAATCCCGATGATTCAAATCCTCTAGCATTGGATTATACATGGTACATTTATAAAAATATTATTGAAGTTGATGGTTACGAAAATCCTAATAAAATATTAGTTACGTTTTCTGATATAGATACCAATGGTATATTAGATAATCCAGAATTGTTTGAATTAATTGTTAGCCCGGATGTTGATAGCAATAGCAAATATGTATACTTTCAAGCAACCTATGGATATGATAATTTTGTTACACAAACGCTTGTCAGCAACGATCTTATCAATTCCTCTTATGCAACCCTGATAGCAGCGCAGGCAGTTAGTCAAACTTGGCCTATTGGACAATTATTTTATATTGCAGCTGAGAATAAATTTTATCAGTCTGATGCAACCTACGTATTATCTGAGGTAACCGGATATACTGCTAAAGTTGGTCGTCAAGATATATATTTCCAATATCGTCATAATAGCCCTAACTATCGTCGTATCGATCCAAGCCCAAATAATATTATTGACTTGTATCTATTAACAAAACAATACGCCACTGATTATACTGCATGGATACAGGATACTACAGGTGTAGTCGCTGAGCCAACGGCTCCAACCGTTGATGCATTGAGTACAGAGTTTAGTAGTTTGGAAAATTATAAAAATTTAACAGATACTATCATTTATAACCCTGCTAAATTTAAACCAATATTTGGCGCCAAAGCAGCAATTTCATTACAGGCAACATTTAAAGTGGTAAAAAATACAAGTATAGTGGTCAGTGATAATGATATTAAAACTAAAGTCATTGATGCAATTAACAGTTACTTTGATGTAGCTAACTGGGACTTTGGTGAAACATTCTACTTCAGTGAATTGAGTGCGTACCTGCATAGTGTGCTTGCACCTAATATTGCAAGTATCACTATTGTTCCATCGAGTGAAACTGGCACATTCGGTAGCCTACTACAAATCAATGCAAACTATAATGAAATTATTGTAAGTGCTGCAACTGTGGACAATGTACAGATTATTAGTGCAATCACCGCAGCGCAAATCAACCAAACTGTATTGGCTTAAATACTATATAACACTTGAGATTATAACGACATGGCGACAAAAAAGACTTCAAATTTTCTTCCTACCATATTTCAAACCGATACTAACAATAAGTTTTTGTCGGCAACAATGGATCAGTTAGTAACTGAGCCAAATTTAAGAAATATACACGGCTATATCGGAAGAACATTTGCTCCAACTTATAAAAGTAAAGACAGCTATGTAATCGAAAATTCAGCTGAAAGACAAAAGTATCAACTTGAACCAGGTATTGTTGTTCGCAATGATCGACAAGAAATTACATTTTTTGCCAGTTATACTGATCTGTTAAACAAAATTGAATATTATGGTGGGCTAACTGCAAACCATGATAGATTATTTGACGACGAATATTATAGCTTTGACCCACAAATATCATTTGATAAATTTATTAATTTTAGTCAATACTACTGGCTTGCAGATGGTCCAAACGCTGTTGATGTTAACACCAGCGGAGTTGATTTAGAAAAAACCTATAATGTTGTTCGTAATGTAAGTTCGTCTCGTTACGAGTTTACATCTACTAGCCCGACAAAAAATACTCTTACTCTAGCACGTGGTGGCCGATACACATTTGAAGTTGATCAATTGGGTAATCAATTCTGGATACAAACTGAATTAGGTGTAGATGGTCTAGTAAATGCAACTCCGACAGTTAGTACACGTGATGTATTCGGAGTTATTAACAACGGTGCAGACTCGGGTACAATTACATTTAATGTGCCGCAGGCAAGTGCCCAAGACAGATATGTGTTAATGAATGTAGTGGCCAACGTAGAGTACGCAGTGCCTCTTGCCTATGCTGATATACAAAATCATACTGTTAGTCAATTCCTTGCTGCGTTTCCAGGCTATGCAGGTGTTGCTACTCAACTCAACGGTAAAACTGCAATATTCATTGATCAAAATTTATTAACAAACCGTGGTGAAGAAGCATGGACTGTACCTAATGTTTACGATGGCAACGGTGATATTGTGTCTGGCTATAATGCCGGCGAGGTAATACCCGAGGCACAACGTTACGGAGTTTGGCGTGTACAATTTGCAGACAGTGGTGATATCAACGATCCATTAATTCGATTGGCCTGTGTACAAGATGTACAAATCAACGAAAAGGTCTATATCAGATCTGGTGTAGTTAATGCCAATAAAGAATTCTTTAAAGATTATGATGGATTTTTTCATGTTGTTCCTGTGATATCAAGTATACAAGATACTTTGTACTTTCAAGATGGTAACAATCCGTCTATCTATGGTACAATTAAACTAGTTGATATCGCTGGCTGGTCTATAGATGTTGAAAATGATATTTTAGGAAAAACTACATACACCAGTCCCAATGGAGTGGTATTTACTAGCGGATTGAAAATAAGATTTGGTACTGATGCTATCCCAGCAACATATCAGGATAAGGAATATTATGTAGAAGGAGTAGGGTCTGCTACAGGCATACAATTAGTTGATACAACATTATTAGTTACACCTGAACCCTACAATGATGAGATTATCACTAATTATCCATTGAATAGAATTAGTTTAAGTGCAGTTACTACAGATGTAATCCCTGCAGGTACTGTTATTAACATTGGCACTATTGAAGTTGAAGTATATTATGAAGTTACAGTTGGATCTTTGTACATTGTTACATTGAGCGATGTATCTTCAATAGTAAATGGATCGGCTATAACTGGAACAGGCATTGCCAGCGGAACATCAGTAATCAATACACGTCGAGACACTGTGTATCCAGAATATATTACCATTAACAGAGCTAGTGTAGATTTAAATGCATGGTCGAGAAATAATCGATGGTTCCATCGAGATATAATCACTGCCACTGCTACCTATAACAATGAACAATATATATTTGACCAAGACCTTCGCGCACGTCGTCCAATTGTACAGTTTGAATCAGACCTGCAATTGTTCAATTACGGCAGGATTGGAAAAGCACCAGTTGATATATTAGATACTACAACACAAGATGCATTTAATAATTTGAATGGACAGGTATTTTCTGTAGCGTTTGGAGTCACATTATTTGATGGCATGCGAGTTATATTTGCCAACGATGTTGATCCGTTGGTTCGTAATAAAATTTTTGTACTTAATTTAGTGCAAACTGCAATTGATGGTGAAGGATTATTAACTGGGCCCAAATATATAAATTTAAATCCAGCTGCCGATGGTGCAGTTGAAACTTACGATTCTGTAGTTATAACTGATGGTGTTTACAAAGGCACTCAGTGGTGGTACAATGGTGATACTTGGATAGCTAGTCAGCAAAAAACTAGCCTACAACAAGATCCGTTATTTGACATGTACGATAGTGCTGAACAGAGTTTTTCGCTTTATCCGTTGAGTACGTTTACCGGCACACGATTATTTGGCTACAACAGATCAAGTACCGGCACTATTTCTGATTCAGTATTGGCCTTTCCGCTGACTTACACATCATTCCAAACTCAGGGAAATATTGAATTCATCAATTACTTTGATACTGATACGTTTAGTTATGTAGCTAATCAAACTCAACTTACTGAACGAATTGCCACAGGGTTCCTACATCAAATAGTAGATAGATACACATCACTACCAAAAAATAATTGGAATACAGTTACTGAAAAAAATAATCAATATCAATTGATTACCTATGTATACGATGGTATTAATAGTCCATTTAAAATTGATGTCACTGTACCAGATGCAGTTACGATACCATATGTTAAAGTTTATAAAAATAATGTATTCTTAAAAACATCTCAATGGACTTTAACAAATGGAGCATTGACATTATCCACTGCACCTACTATAGGTGATAAGATCGACATTCTAGTCTATAGTAATGAAGTAAGTGCGCTTGGGCAATACCAGATACCAAAAAATCTAGAGCTCAATGCACAAAATACTGATTTATCAACATTGACATTGGGTCAAATCAGAAATCACCTAGTGGAACTAAGTCAAAATAGTACAGAGTTAGTGGGTGATGTACTCAGTGATAGTAATCTTAGAGATATTGAGATTAAATCACAAGGCGGCACCATATTACAACACAGTGCACCTTTATCGAATGCAGCATTATTTTTAGTAAATGACAGCACAAACTTTATTGACGCCGTTCGTTACGCACAGCAAGAATATGCTAGATTTAAAAATAAATTTTTAGAGTTAAGTGTAACTTTGTCTGGCATACAACCGACTGATCCTGTGGCCAGTGTTGATTTAATCATAACCGAAATTAATAAGATTAAAAACAGTACGTTCCCTTGGTATTACAGTGACATGATACCGTATGGTACATTAAAAAATATTGTCAATGGCGTGGGCTATACAATATTTGACCCATTGGTTCGTTCATATGAAATTACTACAACATTCGATGCCCGTGCATTAAGTAATAAAGCAGTACTTGTTTATTTAAATGATGTACAGTTAATAATAGATATAGATTATACATTTGATACAGATCGTCCAGCAATAACGTTTACCGACACTGTTACTTTGGAAGTTGATGACAATGTTAAAATTGTAGAATATGCAGATACTAATGGATCTTATGTACCAGAAACTCCAACTAAGTTAGGGTTATATCCTAAATTTATTCCTGAGATCTTTTTAGACGATACCTATCGTACATCCATTAATGTTATTCGCGGCCACGACGGTAGCATAACACCAGCATTTGATGATTATAGAGATGAATTTTTATTAGAGTTAGAAAAACGTATATACAATAACATCACGCTGCGTGATATCGGTAGCTATCAAGACATTTATAACGTAATGCCGGGTAAATTTAGAAATAATGATTATTCGATAAATGAAATAAATCAATTAACGTCTAAGAATTTCCTTATATGGATAGGCAATAATAAAATTGATTTCACAGTCAACGACACATTTGACAGCAATGATCCCTTTACATGGAATTACAGCCGTTTTGTGGATCGAATTGATAGTGAAGCATTACCAGGTAGTTGGAGAGCATGCTATCAATATTTCTATGATACATTACGTCCGCATTTAACTCCGTGGGAGATGTTGGGTTTCTCTACCATGCCATCATGGTGGGTAGAAGAATACGGTCCTGCACCTTATACTGGCGGCAATAAATTACTATGGGACGACCTAGAAGCTGGATTGATTAAACAAGGTACTCGCGCAGGTATAGATACAACCTTTGCACGCCCTGGATTGTCAGAAGTTATACCAGTTGATGCAAACGGATTTTTATTAAGTCCGGCAGCAATAATGACTGCATCATTTAATGCTACTCATGCGGCAACTGCATGGGCAGTAGGACAACAGGGACCGGTCGAAACAGCGTGGCGCCACAGCAGTGACTTTGCGTTTGCTGTACAACAAGCACTGGCATTGGCTAAACCAGCCAAGTATTTTAGTCTATTAATGGATGTGTCACGTTATTCAAAAAATACTATGTTGGAGCAATATGTAACTGATACCAATGATCACATTAAACAAACATCACTGACATTCAATGGTGACACATCAGCTGGCACTGTGGTTAGAACCGCCGGTTATATAAACTGGATTGCTGACTTTTTAATACATCAAGGTGTAGATCCTGCTACTGTTATTACTCCGCTGATATCACATTATCAAATTAATCTTGCATATAAACTGGCCGGATTTAGTGATCAAAAATATCTACAAATTTTAGCAGAACAAAGTTCACCGACCAGTACAAATGATAGTATTATTGTACCAAATGAAAATTATAATGTACATTTGTATAAATCGACGCCTGTTGACAAACTAGTCTACAGTGGTGTGATTATTGAAAAGACCACAAATGGCTATAGTGTACGTGGGTATAATTTAGCTAACCCGTACTTTACTATTATTCCAAGTGTGATAAATTCAAATGCATACAAAATTACTGTATTAACTAATTCAGTAACAGTGTTTAAAGATTATCAAAACTTAAAATTAACCGTACCTTATGGGTATGAGTTTAATAGCCAACAACAAATAGCTGATTTCTTAATTAGCTACGAAAGATATTTAATGGCGCAGGGTTTTACCTTCAATGACACAGATGAACAACTAGGCGAAACACGCAACTGGAAACTATCAACTAAAGAATTCTTATTCTGGGCACAGCAAGGTTGGGCACCGGGCAGTATCTTAGTATTATCACCGGTGGCTAACACAATAAATGCAGTTACAGTTGGTGCAATCACTGATGCAATTACTGATAGTCAGCATGGTTCAAAAGTATTAGATCAAAATTTTGCCTTGGTTAAAACTACAAATTACAATGTGTTACGTAGCCCAACTGCATTTAAATTAACATTGACCAATGATGCAGTTATTGGCTATATTGAATTAAATCTAGTACAATACGAGCATGTGTTAATTTTTGATAACACCACAGTGTTTAATGATATCATTTACAAACCTGAACTTGGTAATAGACAATACAGGTTAAAATTGATTGGACAAAAAACCGCAGACTGGGATGGCAGTTTAAGTGCGCCAGGCTTCATCTACAATTCTGGCAACATAGATGCGTGGTCCAGTAATAAAGATTATTTAAAAGGTGACCTAGTACAATATAAAAATCAATATTATGTTGCATTGAATAATGTTACTCAAACAACTAATGCTGAATTTGCCTTTGCTTATTGGAAACAAATTGCCGCAAGTGAAATTAAAAAAGGGCTATTGCCAAACTTTGCCACCATTGCTGCTAAATCTCAGGTATATTATGATTCATATACAAATTTTAAAGATGCGGATCAAATCAACTACAGCCATGGATTAATTGGATTTAAAACACGTCAATATCTGTCAGATCTTGGTTTAAGTGATACGACACAAATTGAATTATACAAAGGATTCATTAAACAAAAAGGTTCTGCTAATGCAATTAATCAATTGACCAGTGCAGAATTTAATAATTTAAGCAGTGCCATAAATTTCTATGAAGAATGGGCAATACGTGTGGGCGAATATGGTGCATTAGATACAAACCCATACGTGGAAATTGCACTCGATGAAAAAGCATTTTCAGTTAATCCTGCAACTGCTACATTTGTAACTGATTCCAGCAGTGACGGTGTAACTACATTTAACAAATCACAATTATATAAATCAACCGAGCAGTATAACGGAATTATTGCATTAGATAGAGATGCACAAAGTGATTACAATAACGATATCACTACTGCTGGATATGTAAATATCGATGATGTTGATACTACTATATTTGATCTAGCCAACTTCACTGATTTGAACAATCAATTATCTGCAATCGGTACTGGCTATACTATATGGTGTGCAAAAGACTTTTCGCAAAACTGGAATGTATATCGAGTAACAGAAACTGATAATACAGTTACATCAGTGGCTAACTCGTTAGATGGATATGTAACATTTACCACCACTAATCCTCATGGATTGGTTGCTGGCGACATATTTTTAGTTCGTAGTTTTGCCACTGAGTTCGACGGCTTCTATCAAGTCGACAGTGTAATAGACCTTGATAACATATTAGTCAGATACGCAGGTGACACTTCACAACTAACTACCTTAGATGGCGACGGCATGTTGTTTATTCTAGACAGTGTACGTTTTAACTACATGGAAACTGCACGTTTATATACGCCGCCGCATCAATGGAAAGTCGGTGAAAAGATTTGGATCGATGAAGATGCGGAAACTAATGCTGTACAAGGCCAGCCATTTGGTACGCAACCAAGCGGTACATGGAAAGTATACGAAAAAACACACCCATGGGAAATGGATCAACGTCTAGTTAAAACCAATGATATGTACATTACATTTAGTAATGTGGCACTGGCCAATGCAACTAGTACATTAACCATTGGCGGAAATGCTGTGACTAATATCACAACTATTACAGGTAATGCAGTGGGCATTATATCAAATTTCCTTACTAGTAGTAATGCATCTAATGTAAGCACAAGTCAGATAGTTAGTACTAATAATATATTTCCAGCAAACACTACAGTATCTTCATTAACAACTAATAATGAATATTCTGCAAACATAGGCTACGGTCAAGCATTAAAAATGATTGACAACATCGAGCAAACTATTTTTGTCGGTACCACTTTGTATGCAAACTTATCTGTTTCTACTAACACAGGTGCAGTAAATGTATTTGATAAAAATACTTCAAATGTCTATACTGAATCGACAACTATAACACCTGATGGTGCAAATACATTTACTTACGGTTCGCACATTGATACAGCAGTTGATCCGTTCATTGATGATGGAGTTGCCGGAAGAGAAACGTTAGCAGTTAACGCACCAACAAGTTCTGGTGCCGGCGGCGCCGCTAATGTTGGTTTAATCTATACCTATAATAAACTTGAAGGCGAAACTGTATGGAATAGAGGACAGGTTATTACAGGCAATGTTAGTGCTGTCGATGGACAGTTTGGCTATGGCTTTGCGTTTGATGAGTTAGGCCACTGGTTGTATGTTGGCGCTCCGTACGAAGCAACTCCAAAAGTGTATGTATATGGCTTACAACGCTTTGTAACTAAAGCTACGGGAAATGTTACTACATCTGGTTCTGTATCTACAATAACAGTACCATTTACACCCGAAGTTACTAATGATGCAAATGCACTAGTTGTGACTAGCTCAACACGTACATACATTCCAAATATTGATTACACATTATCTGGCACAACTATAACATTTATATCTGGAAATGTTAATGGTACACTAACAATTTCACAAGGTCCGTACTACACATTAGTTAAAACTATTAACGGACCGGCGGGCAGTGAATTTGGTTTTTGTATTGATGCTAGTTTAAACGGTGCACAACTTGGTGTTGGCGCACCAGCTGACAGTGTAATTGGCTCTAGTGGCGACTTGCTTGATGAAGCCGGCGCAGTATACGCATACGATCGTGTTATCGAAGCATTTACCAGTACAACTGGTACAGTGTATACCACAGTAGAAACAATTGCACCTGTGTATAAAGTAACTGTTGACGGAATTGAATTGCCTCGCAGCGAATATACTGCAACCCCGGGAACTAATACAGTTACATTAAATGTTCCATTAGGTGTTGGTAAAGTTGTCAATGTTGAAACAAATGAATTTACTCTATTAGAAAGATTGATTGGCATTGACAGTTTAGATGGTAGTCTAAATGCTATTCAAGAAGGTGCACGATTTGGTACAGCCCTGACTATCTGTTCAAACAACTGCGCATTCTATATTGGTGCTCCTTATTATAATGCCGGTACAATTTACAATACTGGTGCAGTATGGAAATTCCATAACAGAGGAACCTTGTACGGTACTAACACAGGCTATACACAAAATCCAACGTTTACTCCAGGCAATACAATTCGACTAGATAACTTCCAAATTACTGTGACTGGTACAAGTTTAGATAGTTTAATCGAAGATATTAATGATGCTAACCTATTAGGTATCACCGCAGTTAATGAAAATGGATACTTAAGATTAGACAGTGATAAAACTGTAGCTAAAAATCGCTTACGTGTCTTATCAGGCAGTGGTACAGTGTATGAAGATGCAGGCTTGGCTATATTTGCGTTCATGCAGATTATTGTTAACCCATATCGTAGTAACAATGAATATTTTGGTACTAAAGTTATCTTGGCTCGCAATGCATACATGCTGGTTATTAGTAGTGAACGTGGAACAACAAAACATTATGCTACATTTGATGCGCATACAGACTTATTATATCCTAACGCACCTGAATATATTATTGACACTGACCCAACCAGTCTAACCTATAACGAATTAATAGTAAATCCAGAACAATATCTATTAGATTCAACTAGCACACTGCACAATATTAACACAACACTCGATGATGATTCTACAGCACTATTAGACGAAGTTAAAGCAAGTGGTAGTGTTTACACATATGAATTATATGATGACCCACGTGACCATGTTGAGAATCCAGGACGTTATGCATTCTGTCAACAACTCGATCCAACAGATTTAAACTCAGGCGACGGATTTGGCGCGGCATTTGATGTAATCGGTGGACATATTGTAGTAAGTGCACCAACTGATGATACTACTATAGAAAATGGTGGCAGTATCTACTTGTTTAACAATCCGACTGGTCGTCGTGGTTGGAGTTTAATTAGATATCAAGAGCCACGTGTAGACATCGAATCAGTTACTAGAATGTATCTATACAGTAATTTAACAAATACTATTTTAACATCATTGGAATTCATTGATCCTGCCAAAGGCAAAATCCTCGGTCGTGCAGATCAGGAAATATCATACAAAACTGGCTATGATCCGGCAATATACAATCGCGGAACAAACACCGCAGTTAGCCTAAACGATAATATATTCTGGAGTACTACTCAAGTTGGTGAAGTGTGGTGGAATCTAAGTCAACTTAGTTACATAGATTATGAGCAAGATACATTAACATATCGCAGTATTAATTGGGGTAATTTATTCCCTGGATCAACTGTGGAAGTGTTAGAGTGGGTAGAAAGTATATATCTACCTAGTGCTTATGTTGCCAACGGTGGTGATGGCGTGCCTAAATATGCCGATGATAGTGCTTATGTTGAACTTGTTTATGTTGATCAAGTTACTAACATTATTAGTATTAAATATTTCTACTGGGTCAAAGATAAAACAACTGTTGATCCAACTAACGAAACTAGACAATTGACCACAACATCAATACAGGATATAATACAAAATCCAAAAAATCAAGGCATTCCGTATGCGGCAGTTATACAGAATAATTCAGTTGTTGTATATAATGTAGCTGATTATCTGTCTGCGCAAACTACTATATTGCACCTTGACTATAATACAGTTAAGAATACTAATATTATTCATAGTGAATATGAACTAGTACAAAAAGGAAATGCAGATAGTATAATATCTCCTAAGATTATTAATAAATTAATTGATAGTCTGGCTGGTATCGATATACTGGGTGCAGAGGTGCCTGACCCAACACTAAGCGTTGCTGATAAATTTGGCTTAGGCACAAGACCACGTCAGGCTATATTTGCTGACAGAATTGCTGCCTATGCTAACTTAGTAGAATATGCTAACAGTATTTTGATAACTAAACCGATTACAAGAAACTGTGACCTAACTACTATTAGTTCAGCTGAAGCAGAGCCTAGTTTTAAATTGGGAGAGTACGATTTAAAAATTGAAACAGAAATAGAATTAGATTATCTCGATGTGGCATTATTAACCGCAGGATACAAAGTTTTAGTAAATCAAGATACTACCCAGGATAATTTATGGGTATTATATGAATTGTCTGCGGATAAAACTTGGACCGCTATTAGAACACAAAGTTACAAAACCGACTTGTATTGGGATTATGTTGATTGGTATGCGCCCGGTTATGGTACAGATACTCAACTTGAATATGTAGTTGACACATTAACTGATGCATTAAAATTACCAGTAGCAGTCGGCGATGATGTTTTAGTCAGAGTTGCCAACGGAGTCAATCGCGGATGGAATTTACTTGTTCTCAATGGCAATAATCAATTTGATGTAGTCGGTATACAAGACGGAACTATTCAATTAAAAACATCAAATGGTAATTTTGTTAACAATAAAACCCCAACTACTGAAATTCGTTATATAATTACTGCACTTAAAGATGATATTTTTGTTGGCGAGTTAGACACAGAATTTAATAAATTATTCTTTGTAATGATTAACTATCTATTCAATGAACAAAAATATGTTGACTGGATATTTAAAACTAGTTTTATTAGTGTATCGCATAAATTGCGTTCACTATTACAATATCCTAATTATATTAAAGATAATCAAACGTATTATGAAAGTTATATTACTGAGGTTAAACCGTATTCAACTAAAATACGTGAATACTCTATTAACTATGACAGTACTGATGAATTTGCAGGCAGTGTAACTGACTTCGATCTATCTCCATATTACGATACGGATACTAAAATATTCCGTAGCCCTAGTGGTGAAGATGTAATCAAAGACGAGGCTCTATGGCAAACTGACACATACAATCAATGGTATGCAAATAGAAATCATCGTGTTGAAAGTATCGTAGTAGAATACGGTGGAAGTGGCTACACATCAGAACCGATAGTTACTATTGTCGATGGTGGACTTGCAGCCACAGGCGCAACTGCCCGTGCAATTATTGATTTTGACTCAGGCGCAGTAACTAGCATTGAACTTTTAACATCTGGCAGTGGATATTATATAACACCGACCGTGATTATTAATGGTGGATGCACTATACCTGCAACTGCGTATGCAATACTTAAAAACAAACAAGTTAGAAGTGTTAATACAACATTAAAATTTGATAGAGTTAGTTACACTAGTTCTGTGCAGGAATGGGCCGCTAACACTGCTTATACTGCTGGTGATATTGTAACTCATGTGGGTTCACTGGCCGGTGCTGTTCGTCATGCATTTATAGTAAATGCAAACATAACATCGGGATCTACGTTTGTACACACTGAGGATTATACACGATACAGTTCGGCTAATTTTACCAATGCAAATGATCGTATTGTAGGATACTACGAACCAACTGCTGCCATGCCTGCAATCGAAACGATTAATAAAGATATTACAATCGCGGCCTCTGTCACAAACTCCAATGTATTATTTGTAACAGCCACTCCTGGATTGCATAAAAATATGACTATTAGCAGTAATTCTGCTAATGCAACAATAATCACTGAAGCAGTATCTGGAATATTATTATTAAGTGGTAATATCTCTGCCAACGTCGGTGATTATTTAACTCAAACCAGGGTATCAAACATATATAATGTTACTAGCAATGTTGCTACATCATATTGGGCAAATGTATTTGTAACAGCTAATGTACAGATCCTCACAACTCTGCCTGCAATATTTGGAAATATAACCAATGCATATCGTGTAGGCGCATACTTAACTGAGCATGAGTTTAATTTAACCGATGTTATTAGTATTGTTGATAATTCAACAATCACAACTACTAGCGTTTACCCACAGGCAACTAATCTGACAGCATTAAAATTAGAACGCCCCCAAACACAAACTCAGGGCAATGTTCTAATTGCATCTTATAGAAATATGGGGCAATTACTACGCGGCATTGATTATCCGGGGGTACAAGTACAAGGAATCGAATTTAATCAAGCTCCGGAATTTGATGGAGCAACACCATTTGATAACGGCTTGTTTGATAATATTCAATACGATGTTGACGGCTTGCCTATGCTAGATGATGCTGCTGTTGACACAATTATACAGAGTAACTATACCGATTTAGCTCTTGGTACACGTGCTGAAGATATCGATGTTGTCGGTGGTGCGTATGTTGATGCATACAGTTCACATGCTCCAGAAGAAATGGTTCCTGGTATTGTATTTGACACACTAGACATGCAGGTCTATACTAAAATTAACGGTAATGTTGATGTAATTGCCTATAGAATGTTTAGTAATATGATGCGTGAAGAAAGTTATTTACGTATTGCTGATGCACATGCAACAACACTTGCTTCTAATTTAGCAATAACCGACACTACAATTGTTGTGGCAGATGCAAGTAAGTTAACTGCACCATTTATCGACACAGTAGGATTAGGACAAATTGCTATCCCTGGCGTGATATTTATTAATGGTGAACGTATAACTTATTACACACGTAATCTATTAACAAATACACTTGGGCAAATACGTCGAGGCACACAAGGTACAGGTACACCAGCACTTTACACTGCTGGAACACTTATAACTGATGGTAGCATTGATCAACTTGTGCCAAATGTAGTTTCTAATATTTCACTTAGCACAATTACACCATATACGGTAACAACAACTCGTTCGTACTATCTTTCATTAACTGGTAACGTAAGTGCCAATGTTGGTGATGTAATAACACAATCTGTATCTGGTGCGTCGATGACAGTAGCTGGTATTGATTCAGTTGCAAGAGTGTTGTTGGTTATACGCAATAATACAAATAGTCTAACATATCAAAATAATGATGTAGCTCTAAGTGGAAATGTTACTGTAACTGCTGGTGATTATATAACACAATCATCGACTGGTGCTAATTTAACAGTATTAACAAGCGGTGCTAATGTTAGCAACATTTCATTAAGTTACTATGGAATTACAACATTAACTACTGGTAAAGCTGGTAGTAATATTGCAATTAATGGATCTAATGTTGCAATCTATCCAACTACAATAACTAGCAATGTATCACTTAGTTCAGCGATAATAATAAATGGAACAAGCACAGGTAATGTGTATCCATTAAGTATTGTGCCGGTTGGTAGAAACGATGCTGGCAACCCATTTGTTGATAGCAACGGTAACGTAACTATTGTAGCTAATATATCATTGCATACAACCAACGTATGGTATAATTTAGGTAGCGGAGTAGCAACAGATGGGACAGGATTTAATGGAGCAACAACTGAGCAAGTGACATTCTTAAAAGCTAGCACAGCAACATTAATCGCACCTTAAGTATACGGTAAATACAATAACTGTTAGTAGGATTGAAATAAATAAGTATATGGATAAAAAAATGCAAGATTTAACAATGAAAACACAAACAACTACTGCACCAGCTAAACAACCTGATGAGCGTGGTGGTATACACCTTCAAGGTCATATTAAGATATTTGATCCTGAGACTAATGAAGTGTACGTAAACAAACGCAACGCTATTCATTATGAAAATATGAGTGAAGCAATTGCACAAAGTTTAAGTAATAAAGGCACACAATTTATTACTGAAATGCATTTTGGTAATGGCGGTACTACAGTTGACCCCACTGGTGTTATTACATACTTGCCTACAAACACCAACGTACAAAATGCTGACTTGTATAGTCCACAATATTTTAAGATTATCGATGACACAAATGCTGCCAACGGTGACCCATTGCGTAATAAAATGGTAATTATACACACTCCTGGACAGATCTATAGTGACATTATTGTAAGTTGTTTATTAGACTACGGCGAGCCTAGCGGTCAAGCTGTGTTTGACAACAGTCAAGACTTGAACGGTCAATTTGTCTTTGACGAACTGGGCCTAAAAGGATTTACATCGTCGGGTGAAGGACTTGGTAAACTATTGACACACGTGATTTTTAGTCCGGTGCAAAAATCCTTAAACAGATTGATTCAAATTGATTACACGGTGCGCATACAAACACTGACTAATTTAAGTACTACTGCATAACTAGGATAATAAAATGGCGTATATAATAAGAAAAACAAACGGAACAACACTTGGTACTATCCTAGATGGTACTGTAGATACTGCGCAGACTAGTTTAACATTAGTTGGTCGTAACTACAGTAACTACGGTCAGATAATGACTGATAACCTAGTATCATTACTTGAAAATTTTGCCTATGACATTGAACCAAGCAATCCATTAAGTGGGCAATTGTGGTGGGACACATCGGCTAAATTATTAAAAGTATACACTGGTACATATTTTAAAATTATCAGTAGTGCCACTGCGCAGAATAGTGATATAGTTGGTGCACCATCGACAGTAGTCGCAGGCGACATATGGTGGGATACCTATGCTGAACAACTATACGTATATGATGGCACAACTCCGTATGATGTCGATGGCTGGAAATTAGTTGGCCCAGTATGGAGCAAAGTAAACGGCAAGAGTGGTGCATTGTGGGAACAAATTACAGACACTGGTTCTGCAATTCATAATGTTGTATCATTATACATAGATGGCACCCGCACAGCAATTATCAGCCAAGATAGTGAATTTACTCCAGGAACTGCGATTACTGGCTTTACCTCTATTAAAACTGGACACAATTTACGTAGTACTCAAACACTTTGGGGTACTGCTAATAATGCTAGTTACTTAGGTGGTGTTATTGCTAGTAACTATTTCCGTACAGATATTAACAATAGTACTACTGGTAATCTACGTATTGTAAATGATAGTGGCATTACTATTGGTGCAGGATTAGATTTAACATTATCTGTATCTGGTGTAGATGCATCGATAACAAATAATTCCGACGGTGATATTAATCTAGTTACAAACAGTACAACGTATCTAACAGTTAATGGTGCAACCGGAGTCGTTGAAGTGGCTGCTGACCCAACTACAACATTGGGTGTTGCTACAAAAAATTACGTTGACAGTAGTTTTGTTGATGCAACTTTAACAGGAGTATCAACTGCAATTACTATGCCAGCATCAACAGCAAATACTGCGATTGCTACTACAGAATTTGTCGTTAATAATTCTGGTTTCTTAAAAAATAAAATATATCAAGCTAATAGTTTCTTAGAAATTATTGATAGTGGAACAGGTAGTGCAAATTTAGCAATAGATGGCACTAGTGTAATGACTGCTAGTGCAAGTGGTGTAAATTTACTCGCGGGTGCAACAGCAGCAACGCAGGCACAGACATATACCAGTACAGGTAATGCTGCAGTTGCAACTACACAATATGTAAGAACAGCCGGAGCATGGTGGGACGGCAGTGCTAAATTTGTTAGTACAGATGCACCTGAGCTCGGAGTCAATGACACTGGATCACACGATGGCGATTTTTGGTTCCAATACACAGCTTAGAACAGATAAATAATACATAATAGGTAAAGATAATGTCATATACAGTAACCACAACAGCCGGCGCAACACTTACACGTATTACGGATGGTACGATTAATAATACCGTTACTAGTTTAACTTTAATCGGTAAAAACTATGCCGGATACGGGTTGTTCCTTAATGAAAATTATGTTAAGTTACTTGAAAATTTTGCAAACACATCCGAGCCGTCATACAGTCTTGATGGTCAACTATGGTATGATTCTACTAATAAAATAATTAAATTACGTAGAAATTCTTTGTGGAAAGCACTTACAGCAAGTACAAGTAGTTCTACAACTCCAGTGGATAACTATGTTGGCGATTTATGGTGGGACACTATTGTTTCACAACTCAAGGTATGGAGCGGAATAGAATGGGTAGCCATCGGACCAGCATATACATCGGCAGTAGGAACATCGGGCGCACTAGTTGAAACAATCTTAGACAGCAGTTCGATTAGCCATGTGGTTGTTAAATTTTATATTTCAAACACTGTGATTGCTGTATTGAGTAAAGATAGTGAATTTACACCCCAAACATCAATTACTGGATTCACTACCCTTAAACCAGGATTAAATCTAATTAGTTCAACTTCATTGACTGGAGTACAATTTACCGGTAATGCTAGTAGTGCTCTGACACTTAATGGTGTTTCATCATACTTACGCAGTGATATTGATGCCACAGCTACTGGGAATTTAACCGTAGCCGCAGGATTGAATGTAAGTAGTGATTTAGAAGTTCGCACTCTTAGTGGTACTGTTAGTTTAACTAATGTAACAAATAATGGTGATTTGAATTTATGGGTTAATAAAGGTGGTGTAAATACCAAAGCCATCGGCATTAACGGTACAACGGCCGCAGTTACCTTACCTGGCAGTTTAGTTGCACAAGGTACAGCAAGTGTTACTGGTAATTTAACTACAACTGGCTATACATTAAGTCAAGGCATTACTATTGCATCAAACCATATATTACCAAACGCAACTAATACAATTAATATTGGTGCAAGTGGCACTAAATTTGCTAACATGTATGTTACTACATTAACAGGTAATGTAACAGGTAATTTAACAGGTAATGTAACAGGTAATTTAACAGGAAATGTAACGGCAACCAACGTAACTGCCAGCGGCTACGTAAAAAATGCTGTATATGCAACAACTGTTGCACGTGATGCAGCAATAACTTCACCTACAGCAGGCATGCAAGTATTTGTAACTGCTGGCACAACATTTTATGGATATACCGGTTCTGCGTGGGTAGCATTAAATTAGTATATAAATATTTTTTAATAATATATTATAATAAATACATAAAGTGTAAACAGTTAAGGAAATAAGAATGGCATACGCATCGGCTGGCTTAATACAAGCTACAGACTATAACTATCTAGCATGGGGCGGCACTCAAGGTACCTATACCAATGTTACTAAAAACATTGCGTATGTTATGGGTGTAGGCACAGGTGCCACAGGATACGGACAGACTATTAGTGCAATCAATACAGTCTCTGCCGCTGGAACAGTAACAGCCACACAATGGAGTGGATTACTAACACTACTTAATGGCGCATTGGGACATCAAAGTGGTGCAGGTGCACAATTAAGTGGTAACTATACTGCTGGACAGACTATTACATATTTTGCCAACGTAGCAACTGCGGTGACAACAATTAATACAAATGCGGCTTTATACAGTGCGCAAGGTGCTACAACTACTGGTGCTAACTTTGATGCAACTGTATCTAGTACAACTGGTTTAAGTAGTTATACAGTGAATCGTGTGGTAACTTTTGCTAGTGCGGATGCAGCACGTTATTTCTTTAATGCAGGTGGACAATTAAATTTAAGATTAAGTACAGTTAACTCAGCTGATAGTGGAGCAGAAAACAGTTTTGCTAGACTAGTAACTGGTTTGGGCGGCGTTGGATTTAAAAATACTACAAACACTGGTCGCACTGGGTCTGGTATTACCTTAAATACCAACAATACAGCACTTGGTTATAGAACTAACGTACTTAACACACCGGCTACTATAGTGCAAGTAACTGATACCACAGCAAGTTACACAGCAAGCACTGGGTATTTACAAGTGTATACAAGCAGTAGTGACACTACTAACGGCTCAAACGGATTAAACGTAGTTTTCCGCACTGTGTTCACTGTTGCTGACAAAACTTGGGATGATACATTAAGTTTAACCTACAGAATGGCAGTTGATATTGTATTCCCAGAATCAACATACTTAACAACTAACTCATGGGGTACACCAACCATTTCATAGTTGACAACTTAATACAAATGTCTTATACTATAGGTAAGTTATTTTGACTTACCTATTTTTATGGCTAATTACTATTATGACAACAGAAATTACTCAACTAGTTGCTCAAATTAAACAAGCAACGGATTATCAAACCAACAAACGCATACTTAAAGAAAAAATACAAACGGATTTACATGTTCCGTATAACAATGGACTCTTTAAAGTAACACCGGAACTTATAGCATTCCTATCAACTTGGACTGCTGATACTTTATATCTTGAAGATACCTACGAAAATCCTATAGAAATACAACGACTAGCATTTTTAGAATTGTGTCGGCAACACTATCAACAAGTTATGAACGAATGGCATATTCAATATGACGAAATCCGACGTGCCCGCAAAGTCTAAAGGTGTTGTATTATTTGCTGTTAACACTGCCACAGTCGATTATGTTCGAATCGCTGAGCAGGCCGCACGTTTAATTAAACATACTCTAAACTTACCTACTACCATTATCACAGATCCGGGCGTACCTAGTTTAAGTAACTATCGCACCGGCCATGCTGGCGGCACAGAATGGAAGAACGGTGGCAGATATCGTGCGTACGAACTTAGTCCCTATGATGAAACTATCTTACTTGACAGTGACTACCTACAGTTAGATACAAGTTTATTAACCATACTCGAAACCACTGTCGATTATAAGTTAATGCACTACAACCAAAGCCCTCAACAGTCAATGTCGGGCAACATGGGTCAGTTAAGTTTAGATTATGTATGGGCCACTGCTATAACATTTAAGCGTACAGATAAAACACAAATGTTATTTGATCTAGTTGGTCGTATCGAACGTAACTATGCTTACTATCAAAAACTATATCACTTAAGAGAACGTAATTTCCGCAATGATTATGCGTTTGCCATTGCCAACAACATTATTAATGGGTACACTACTAACACTACACAAAGTATACCTTTTACCATGTTAACCTTGGATAAACTAATTAAAAACATTGAAATAACAGGCGAAAAGATGATTATACGCGAAGAAAATTCTGCACATGTCATTGCCCTGCAAAACATACACGTAATGGATAAAGATTATTTGCTTAGTGAAAAGTTTGATCAATTGGTGGACACAGTATGCGCATAACACCACATCAAGCACAGCAGGGGTTTATGACCATTGCGCAGAATACAGCAGAGGTTGATTACTTACAGCTTGCTTACGTACAAGCAATGAGTATTAAACTGACCATGCCTGGCAGTTCGTACGCAGTAGCAGTTGATAAGAATACACTTGAACAGGTAACAGAACAACATCGAAAGGTGTTTGATTATGTAGTTACTATTGACAATGACCTAGCCCAAGACGAAACTTGGAAGTTATCAAATGAATGGCAGGCATTTTATCTCACACCATTCAAAGAAACAATTAAACTCGAAAGTGACATTGTATTCACTAGAAGTATTGCGCATTGGTGGACTGCTTTTAGATTAAAGAATGTTGTACTAAGCACAGGATGTAGAGATTATCAGCAAGAGTTAAGCGCATCACGAGAATACAGAAAGTTATTCGACGATAATGAATTGCCCGATACTTACAACGGGCTAATGTATTTTAGATACAGTCGTGAAGCCACTGAATTCTTTATGTTAGCAGAACAAATATTTAAAAATTGGGCCTATCTACGTGACAACGTATTACTTAACTGTCGCGATGATAATCCTACTACCGATGTTGTTTATGCTCTAACTGCAAAGTTACTTGGTGTAGAAGATTGCACATTGCCCAGCTTAGATTTTATTAATTTTGTACATATGAAGCCGGCAATTAACGCATGGACCAGTACACCCTGGCCTGAGTTAGTTGTATGCGAAACAGACTTACCAATGATACGTATTGCCAACACCAATCAATATCACCCCATACACTATCATGAAAAGTCCTGGGTAACACCTGAATTAATCAAGGAGTATGAACATGAACTCTTTAAGTGAATTTGAAAAAGCATTGGCCATGCTCAAACCCATTGTAGAAGAAGTTAAAGAATATAGATTGCACTATGATGAACTTGGAATCATTACAATGTGTACAATGATCAATCACCCAACGGATACTAACTATATTGTTGTTAGTCGAGATGAATATGACAACTATTTCCGTTATACAATTGTAGATAATAAGCTGAAAAAGATTGACAACAACCCTGGTTATCGTGTACAATTAGCTAGTAGTACCACTGGCTACGCCACAGTAAAGAAACATGCAGGAATACTAATAGAACCAACTGACACCTATCAGGATATAGAATACTATGACACAAATCGTTGATATAGCAGATTTAGCCTGCATCTATCTAAGCTACGATGAACCTAAGAAAGAAGAATTTTGGATCAAGATTCAAAACATGGTTCCGTGGGCTAAACGTGTAGATGGGGTTAAGGGCAGTGATGCTGCCCACAAAGCCGCGGCGGCTGCCAGCGACACCGAACGCTTTGTATTAATAGATGGCGATAACTTGCCCGATCCAGAATTCTTCAACCTGCAACTTACACTGGATGATACCAATCGAGATGTAGTATTCCGTTGGAAGGCTCGTAATCACATCAACGGACTTATGTACGGCAATGGTGGCATGAGTTGTTGGACCAAGGACTTTGTCAACAACATGCGCACACACGAAGCCAGTGATGGTGCAGATGATACAGCTATCGAGTTTTGCTTTGACCCACGCTATTGGGCAATGAATGATTGCTACAGTACAACATACCCAAATCAAAGTTCATATCAAGCCTGGCGAGCTGGATTCCGTGAAGGTGTTAAGATGTGCTTGGATCGTGGCACAAAGCCAAGCCTTGGTGAATTTGAGCGACGTGTACACGCACGCAACTATGATCACTTGAGCATATGGCACAATGTGGGCATGGATGTAGAGAATGGTGACTGGGCTATGTATGGTGCTAAACTAGGCACATATATGACCATGATTACGGATTGGGACTACAGAGAAGTACAGGACTTTGATGCACTGAATCGTATCTGGGAGCAAAACAAAGTATTAAATCTAGTAGAAGAATGTAACGAAATGTCACATACATTAAGTGTAAAATTAGGATTGCCTGCTCCGCATTTTACAGCGGCGCAGAGTAGATTTTTCAAACATCACTACAAGAGCGTATTTAAGAACAAAGGTATAATGTCGAGAGAATGAGATTACACGATACTAATTTAGTAAAGTATTTTTCATATATCCCAGAAGTTTGGCGAACTTATCCTGTTTATCCATATAATTTCATTGATCGAAATTCAAATACATTAGTGGTTACCATTGGTGACAGCTGGACATTTGGTGCTGATATTTGTCTAGATGATTATGCAATGTCTCAGGAAAGATTAGACAAGATGTATGGAAACATCGTTGCATCTAACTTGGGTGCCGACTTCTTAAGCCTGGGACAGAGTGGTACTTGTAATTTATATATAATTAATAAAATAACAGAATTAGACACCCTTATTCCGCAATTGGATTATACTAATATTATAATCATATGCACATTTACCGAAGCATGTCGAACATTCGATGGACCGTTTGACAAACACAACGATTATGTCACGTGGTTTAGTAACCAAACATTTGATTCAGTTGATAAGTTTGATTCTATTATAAAATATCATAATGGACTACAACAGGATTCAATAGTTGAATTAGCTGCAAAATATCAACACGTTAAAGTAATAGTGGGTACTAACTTTGTTGATCCTATTGGCATGAATCCAGCTATAACAATCTTATCTAAAAGTTGGCTGCAGGTATACAGCGAACAAATAATTAATCAAGAATATCTCGGTCATTGTTATATTATGTCGCATTGGGTATTGGACAAACTGCCCGGAATCATTACTGGATTTAAACCAGATATAGATCGAACTTTATTATTGCAGTGGATGTGTGGATTAACTGAATCAGCAATGACACGAAAACAATTAGTATCAGACTCCTGTTATTTTAGAGGAATCAATCATCCACTTGCTGAAGGTCATCGAGTATGGGCTGATTATCTATTAGAGCAACTGCAATGAATACGTATACACTACAATTAGAAAATGATCAGTTGCACAATATTACTCCATTTATTAAATTCTGCCGTGATCACGAACATACAGATATTAAGTTAATTGTAAATCAAGAATCACATTGCTTGCAATTTTGTGGAGTGTATGCAATACTCGATTTATTTACATTTACCTCAGTTACTATTGTCACTGCTAATGCTGTTGAATG